TTCCGATCTCAGTATGTACCCGTGTTCTACGAAAGAGTGCTTGAAATAGCTTCCTTGGTTGCCTGTAAGGGAATAAGCACCAGTGTTGCCCTGAGGTGTAGTCCCTTCCGCGGTTCCGGATGTTTGGATAACCTGGTCGATGTTAATCGGGATACGTTCGCCGCCCAGGTATTCAGGTCTCTGAAGCCTGGCATCCGGGGATGTTACTCCAAAATGAGATTTTATAATCTCAATATATCTCGTACCGCCCCGTGCATCTCGTTCATACAGTTTTTGCAACTGGAATGCCAGCCGCAGTTCGTTGATAGTTGCGCTGGTTGCTTCAGCCAGATTTGCGTAGAGGTTTGCAGGTATCAGGTTGCCGTTTAGGACATCTGCGTTTGCGGTGGTATGGTTCAGTGTTCCTTTTCCGCTTCCGGTTGGTGTTACTACTAGATTTGCTTGACTTTTTATAGGACTGTTTGATGCAAATCTTAGGCTTGGAGATGAGCCTGTTACTCCCTCTATGTCGGTTGTCATGGTGATAACCGGCGCCGTGTTGCCCAAAGGCAATAGCACATCTGGTCCCTTCTGAGGCTCAGGAAGTGCTCCTGTGAAGTAGTCGAAGTATTTGTTTACCGGCAGAAGATTGGCCCCTGTTAAGGCCGCTTGGTTTTGATTTACTATAGGGTTTGTTTCTGGTACTAGGTGTGTACCGTTGGTCTGTGAATCCCCGGTGTCGATAAGCACCGGGTCTTGTAGGTTCTGGTCTCGAAACCATTCATTCCATATCAGGCAGTATGCTCTGAAGGGTAGATGGTTGACTGTCCATTGTGCATTGGCCTGCGGTGCTCCAGGCCCTACTAGTGTAGGAATGCCCATATAGTCCGCCAGGGTTCCTTTCTCCCAGCCCACTACAGTTCCGTTGCCTGACGGTGGAGCCATCTGTGGGATGCTGTATTCCACAGTTTGTTCCCACTTGCTTGTTGTGTTTTCGCCGTTGAATTCTTTCCAGTGGTTCCAGATTAGTCGGTTTGGTACGTAGAAGTAGTAAATATCCAGGTTGGCGTTATCCATTACCGGGAAGATAGGTGTACTTCCCCGTATAATGGCCGACGTTTTCATTTCGAAAGTGTCCCCAGGTAAAACTTCATCCACATAGATAGGCACTAATTTGCCGGCGTTAAACGTCGTTTTGTGCCCACTGCTACGGTCAAATGTAGACCTTTGGATATCTACCTGCGGAGCTTGTGCGAAACGGCTGTTACTGTTTCGGTTCATTTTCTGTTCCCTCCTGCGCTTTTGGTTCAGGTTCCTTGGGTTCAGGTTCCTTGTTTTTCAGTTTTTCCAGTCCTTTCCCTGAAAGGATTTCGGCCATGAAGACCGTCGGGTCGTTCCCGAATCTTTCTTTGATTTCGGCAGGCAGCGACGCGAATTTTGCCCGCACGTCTTGGATGCGCTTTTGCGCCTCGATGATGTTTGTCGGCATATCGCTGATGTCGGCATAGATGCCGTCCGGATGTCCAAGTGCGCTTCGGTCCCCTTCTTCAAATCGACGGATAATATTTTCGATTTTCGTCGGTTCCAGGCATTCCTGTATTTTCTCGTAAATGTTTTCCCGTCCGGTTATTTTTAAGACTTTCGCCCCGGTTTCGGTGTCCACGTCAATGACGCATTTTTCAGCCCATTCACTTCCTGCTGGAGACGGTTTCCGTTCCGGCAGATTCAGTCGGCTGTAAAACCTTGGCGTGTTTGAGGTTGTTTTTTCCACGTGCTACGACCTCCTGTTTTGATATTGTGAGTTCATTTTCTTCTGTGTCGATGTCCGCCATCCGGCAGAGGACCAGTGCTTTGGCGTCGAATTCCTTCGTCGCCTTGTGGAAATTTTCTCTGGCGTCCTTGTTGTTTTGGTGGATGGTCATCATGATGACCTGGTGTAGTTTGGTGTCGTAGATGCTGTACAGATAGCCTTTCAAAGTCTGATGCCTCCTCGCATGATTTTAGGCGTGATGTTGATTTGCTTCGTGGTCCCTGCGGTGCGCATGAACATTCTGTGGTCCCCTCGCCTTGCCTTACGTCTGTATGCCATTGTCATCACCTCCTTCCTGCTTGATATTATCATATTCCTTCGCGCTGACGTTTGCAAGTAGCCGGAAGGAAATCCACGCATTTTTGGTTTCTGTGGCCTTCTCCATCATGATAAGTTCGTCCAGGACCTTTGCTTGCTTGTTGGTTAGATTAAACATTGATTTTGTCTCCCTTTCCGTATGCCATTTTGATTTTGTCAAAGTCTTCCAGCAGTTTGCAAAGTGTTGTGAAAGCTTCGTAGTCCAGTTCTCGGAATGCCTTATCTGCCTGTGCCCTTGTGATGTTAATCATCATATCCCAGATTTCCATATTTTACCTCCATAATTTTTTCGAATGCGTATTTTGGATTTTTGCTGTGTCTGACTTCTCCGTTTTTGGTTTTCCATGCGTAGACTGTTTCGTACCAGCCAGTCTCTCCATTATTGTAGGTTCTTACCCATTTTAGTACGTCATCGTCGTACCATCTTGTTATCTCCTCCATTTCCTCTTGGTTGAAAGCCACTTCTGGCTGTCTGGCCATAAATTTTTCGACCAGCCTTCCGATTTCCTCGTGTGCAATCATGCTGCCGATTAGTACGTACGTGCTTTTCATTGTTTTTGTCTCCTTTCCTTTCTTTATTTTAATTATATCATTTTTTTAATTTTTTGCAATAACTATTTTTTTATGTTTTTTCAACTATTTTTCTATTTTTCGTAAAGGTCTGCCCCTTTCCTTATTGGCCTGCTGGCCATAAAAGCGTCGGGGGCCCCTTTAGGGTGCCGGCGCGGCCAGCACAAAGCCCCCGGATTTCTCCGGGGGCTTCCTCCACTTCACAGCGTCCGCCTTAGCGCTTTAATAGTGTCCTGCTTAACCTGTTCCTCAATTTTGTAGTATTCTATTCGCGGTAATGTTGTTTTTCCGACAAGTTTGTATTTGAACTGGTGCTCTGCCACATTTTTCCGTAATTCTTGTATTTCTTCGAATTTTTTCGGATTTTCCAGTTTAAACAACTTGTCGAAATACTTTGGTGGTTTTCTGGTCTGTGCGCCCCCTTTCGCTTTTGCATATGCGATACCGTCCTTGCTGTATATTTCATCCTTGTGTGCTTCATAGTATCCGTATCCGATTCCAGGCTTTCTCGAGCAGAGGCAGAATTCCGGATTTATTCCGGCTTCTGCGTACTCCTGTTTTGCCCATTTTCCTTTGCGCTTTTTCATCATGTAGCGCGCGGTATAGGCAGCCGTCAGCCACGAATTTCGGTTTATGGTTACGTTTCCCATTCCCCATACCTTGCTGACCTCCTCGGATTGGAATACTGCAAATCCATTCTTGTTTGCGATGAGTTCTAAGTCTGGTATCACAAAGTTGAATAAGATGACATGAAAGTGAGGTCGGTGATTCTGTTCCCCATACTCTCCACACGCGTAGAATCTCACATTGGGATTATTGTGTACTCTTTTCCATCGTTCCCGGATACGTTTCATAAAGTCCTGTAGGTCTTTTTTGTACAGGCTTGCCACTTTGATGACTTCGCCTGTTTTTTTATCCACTGCAGGCACCAGAAGATGTTGAATGTGCTCTTCGTCGTAGGTGAGAGTAAGCCAGTAATTTGCCTTCCACATTTTGGCTTCGAGGTAACATCTGTCGGCCCACTGCTTCGAATACTCGAGACGGCAGCCGGTACACTTGCCGCACGGTATGATAATTCTTTCATCCGTGTAGGGATTGACCCCTTTACTCAAAAGGGATTCCGGCGCCGTCTTCCAGTTTTCGTTCCGGAGGTCCCCGTATATATATACGGAACCGTCCTTCTTTCGCCATCCTATCATCGGTGAATAGCATGGCATTTTCGGTCCTCCATTTACACTCAGCTCCATTATAGCTTGTTGTAATGGAGCTGAGTGACAGAAATTACGTTTTCATCGGCCAATAAAGCCGGCGAGAAGTTTCCCAAACTCGGCCTTCGATTGGTGTTGCTCGTGAATCGATAGCTTGATGATGTCTCCCAGGAGACCAAGTCCGTCTTTGACGATGCCCTTTGCGCTGGTCGCTTGTTTACCTGTTGCAGAGTAACCGCGGCCCTGGGAACCAGATGCCGAAAAACCTTGTCCGGTTGACCCGGAAGAGGTGAATCCGGACCCTTGTGCGCCTCCGCCCATGGACCCCGATGCCGCAAAGCCCCCTCCCATGGCCCCAGAGGGCGTAGAAGCCCCCTGATTGAGTGCTGCCAGTATAGGATTAAGGCCGGCGGCTTTGAGGTCCTGTACGGCCCTCTGATAGCTTGTATTGGACATCTCGGTTTGGTACTTCCTTTGGAGCTCAGCTTGTTGTGCCTCCCATTGCATGGCTTGTTGTGCTGATGCAGTTTGGAATTCTCTGTTTGCTTGCGCCTCAGCTGCCTGCCAGTTACGGTTTATCTCAGCTTGCTGAGCGTCCCAGTTCATCGCCTTTTGATTCATAGCTTCTTGCCATTGGCGATTCAGGGCCGCTTCGTTGGCGCTGAACTGCATGGCCTGTTGTGCGCTGCTTTGTTGGAATTGGCGATTGAGTGCTGCTTGCTGGGCATCCCAATTCATGGCTATTTGTGCGCTGGTCATCTCATTTAGGAATGCCTGCTGTGCTGCCTGTTGATTGCGTTGCCAATCTCGGTCTGCGATATTTTGTTCATATTGGACGTTCCAGTTATCCTGTGAGGGATAATTTGCACCAGTAGCAAATGCCCCCTTGAAAAAGTCTAGGAATCCCATTCTTGGTTTCCCCCTTAGTGATGGTCAATCAGTCCAGGGATACTGTAGATAGGCATAGGCCGAGTACATTTGCATTTGAACCAGAAGTCTGCAATGTACTGGTCTTCCAGGGTAGACTGTACCGCTAGGGTCCTGTCTACGTTCTTGTAGGTTTCCTGCACCCATTCTGCCGAAAGTTTCGGTAGTTCTTCAAATAGTCGATTCGCTTTTCGGTCTGCTTGCGGCGCTTTGCCAGGTTGGCTTCTTCGGCTTTCAGGTCGCCGATAAAGACTTCGGAATTCTTGATGTAGCAAGCGACAGCTTCGCTTTTTTCTTCGAAGGCTCCGGACAGTTCGTCCAGTTCTTCGGCGTTCAGGATTTCGCCGGTTTCTTCGTCGATTTCCAGGTTGTCAAGGACCTTCAAATACTTGTCAGTGATTTCGTACAGGGTGTTATTCATTTTCGGAACCTCCTTCCAGGGTTGCGACCTTCGCTTCAAGGTCTTTTACTTGCTGATCGGCTTTCTTGTAGCGGTCGAACCAGTCGTTCGAACACTTCTTTTCATATTCAAGATCGCTTTTCAGTTCAGCGTTTTCGATTAAAATATCCAGGACGAACGCCTTCACGGCGTCGGTGTCATAAAAATTCAGTTTAGCCATTGTTTTTCACTCCTTTTCGTGATATACTGTTCATAGATTTTTTTGAAAGGGCCGTTTCGGTTGTTGTGGTGACGACGAAACGGTCTTTTTCTGTTTCTTCAATGGTGATCTTGCGTTCACCAAGCAGAAGAAGACTTTTGACGGCTTGTCCGACCTGGACGGCCGACAGTGTCGCGGTGTACTTCCTCGAGATTATGCCTTTCGGCGTAACAAA